TGCAGGGTTAATTGTGATCCCAAGATGGGTCATCTGAGACATATATTATTCTCCTTTTTTATATACCATTTCCAATATCATTTGTGCGTAGTGTATTACTTTGCGTATGTCTTCTTCACCATCACCCTTTGTTCTGTGGCGTGTGATGTATTTAACCACGTTGCCTTCCAAGAAGTCAAGACCGTTGGAATATATATACTCCACAGGTTGTATGGCACAATCTTTATAATGGCTACCACCTACCTGTTTGTCAAGTGCTTCTTTCTCTACGACTTCAACCTGTTCTCTATCTTCCTTTAATCTTCTAAGTATATAGTTATCTCTGGACTCCATAATAAATCTCCTACTTTCTTTTGAGGATTTTATCTAACTTACTTCTAATTTCTTTTGTATTTTTAGAGTTAATAACATAGGCTGCAAAATCTTTAACTTTCTTAGGTTCCAATCCAGCATAGTCACATATAAATTCAAAGTTCTGACTTGTAACTCCAATAGATGCAAAGAACCAAGAGGTAGCTTCTTCTCTTAACATTGTTATGCTAGTGGACTCTACATTGTTTTTTGGTTTTGTTGCATCCAATAACGCTTGAAGTACAACCGATACAAACAAAACTCTATCTGGATATTTCTGTGAATCTAAATGTATATCTAATATATTATCGAAATCTTTTTGGTTCATTCTCAAACTCTTGTACTGGCCTATAAAACTTACCACCTACATAGTTATTATAGTATGCTGGCTCGTCTGTACCTTCTAAGGTAGAAGACAAAACATTATACTTCATCTGGTAGTATAGCTCATAGTACTTCAGGCTTCTTTTGTTTTTAAACTCTGCTATTATCTCAAACTTAAAACTTCTTTTACCTAGCTTCTTGATATCTTCCAACAGCAACTTAGAGGAACCCATGTAGATAGCCCAATTGGATTCTCTCTTGGTTGCTTTGGAACTACCTTTCTTTCTCTTCACTGGATGCCAATACTGCTTGCATCCTACATAAGACTTACCTGTTTTCTTATTGGTTATAAGATATACAAAACCAAAGTGACTGTTAGGATCAGGCTTCTTACGATACTTCCAGTGCATCTAATAAGTTAGTTCCTCAACTTCAGGCATCTTAGCGATTTGCACCAGATATCTTTTACCATTTGCGTACTTGAATGTACGAACACCTTGGCCTTGGTTAGCATCAGACCAACACAACTCCTTGTGTCTACAATAAACACAGCCAATAGGAAGCTTATAATTACCAGACTTCCCATCAGGTACAGCATCATAACACCTATCAGGTATAGTATCTCCTGCCACAATCTTTTTAATTTTCTTAACCCTGTCGCCAGCATTTATCATCTCCATTGAGTGAACAGGTGTTAAGCAAATCTTACCTGTAGATTTATCTATAGCAAGGAAAGCTGCTTTATCTATGCCATTAGCTTGAGCATAAGCAGATATCTGTGCTATGTAACCAAAGGGATCATCCTCTGCTATGTTATGAGAAGCGAACTTGTCAAAGCTTCTACCAGAAGCAGACTTACAATCAACCAAAACCCCATCAATAATTGCATCCTGATGTCCTAATACTCCTTCTACTGATACTTCTTTCTGTTGCGCTTCGACTGTATGACCAGCAACTTCAGCGCAGAGTAAAAGTAATTCTTCCAATATATAACCATAGAGAAATTTAATCCTCGTGCTTGGGGGTAAACTCTCTTCAGTTGTTTTTGTATTAACATCATACCACAACTGCCTGTTTGGTTTACCAATACCAGACAATCTTAAATGACCTTCTCTTGGTTTGCTATACATAAATTCTTTGATATGAACTTTAAGCATATCGCCAAACTTATCTATGAGTTCATCTACTTCTTTCTCATCTCTCTCTATAGGAGTAAGATTAAAAAGATCATAGATATCTTCTACTAGTGTTTCAATTTTTTTCATAATAAAAATAGGGGTGCTACACTAACCCTAATGCAGCACCCCATACTCACTTAGTTACCAAATGGGATATCATCTGACATCTCAGTGGTTGCTTGATTAACATAACCACCTTCAACAACATCAAAGTCTTTATCCCCATACTCAACCAACTCAACAACTTGAACTGCTGCAAGATCAGCAGACTTACCTGCTTTACCTGCATAGTTCCACTCATAGGGAAGGGCTTTAACAGTTACTACGCTGCCATTTCCAATGAGTTTATTATCCCAAGAATTGTTTTGGGAATCTACTACAGTAGGTGCTTGACGAGGGCCATTCTTGCCCTGCACCTTACGCTTTAACGTGACAAACTCACCACGCTCATCGTCTTTATTACGCACATTTAAACCAGCGTCTTCAACCATTGCTTTGGTATCAGAGTCAAGGCAAAGATCAAGCTGCCATGCAGGTTCAAAAGTGCTATTAGGCTCAACGACTGAAGCCCAATAACATTTACCAGTTAGGTATAAAGGTGTAATAGCCATTACTATTTTTCTCCTGTGTTTAGTGCTACACTATCGTAGCTGTTGATAAAAAGTTTAACCACGCGAAACAAGATCAGTATACACGAACTGATTTGCCTTGTCAACTACTAATGTGTGTCTGCCCATGTCTTACCTACTTTGTAATCACAGTCAAGCTCACATTTAACTTTAAGTGTTTTCTGTGTCTGTGTCATTGCCTCCTTTGTTAATCTACAAAATCTTTCTATGTCAGGTATAGCTACTTCAAACTGGTACTCATCATGTATTGAAGCAACTAACTTAGCATTTAATCCAGCTTTGTTGACCTTCTCTGTAATATGTACCAACCATTGCTTACATATTATAGCACCAGCACCCTGAAGTAAAGTGTTTAATGCAGCATGTTCTGACCTAATATGTAATAACCTACCATCCAGTGCTTTTATCTTACCACTCTTAGACCATCTTGATACATTCTCTCTTAGTTTTTTTAATGGTGGTATTTGATCTAAAAAGTTTTGAATAAGTTTTTGTCCTGCCCCTGCTCCTTTACCAACAATCTTACCAATCTTAGCTGCCCCTGCACCATAGAGAAAGGCATAGATAAAAGTCTTTGCCTGATCTCTGGTCCTCAAGCCAGCGGCTCTTTGATTAACTGTATGTACATCACCTGTTAATACAATGTTCGTATACTCAGGGCTATCCATGTAGTGAGCCAAGCATCTTAATTCAAGACCACTGGCATCTACACCTACCAAACGAAATTTAGATTGATCATCCACTGTCCATAGGCTCCTGCATTCTCTGCCGTAAGGACTAGAGATAGAGGGAACTTGTGCCATATTAGGTACTGCATGTGCCATCCTTCCTGTTATGGTACGTAGCGTCATTACTTTACCACGTACACGATTGTCTTCTTGGCATTCTGATATCCAAGACTTTAATAAGCCAGTGCGTTTCTGCAACAGGAAGTACCTGTTAAACATTTCTGCCTCTGGCATTTTAATTTTTGATAAGACTGCTTCGTTAATAATAACATTACCCTTATCAGTATACTGCGTTGGTTTCCACCCACGTTTCTTTAGTCTGTCAGCTATTTGCTGGCGACTTCCAATGTTGAATGGTATCTCCTTTGTCTTTGTCTTTAGCTCTACTATAGTTGGTTCAAACTCTTCTTCTGCTTTACGCTGCAGTTCAAATAACTCATCCTGTAATTGTGCCAGTAGAATTGTACCTTCCATAACATTAAAGGAAAAGCCATTATTCTGTTGCTTGTCTATAATTGCACGTACCTTACGCTCTAACTCATAAGACTTACAACTAAAATCTTTACCTTCTTTCTCTAGCTCCTGTGCCACAAGACGTGTGACTTCTGTATCACGTTTACAATACTCCAGCATCTCAGGAGAGTACTCTGAGAAGTCATGGAAGTCACCCTTCTCAAAGCCAAGGGTCTTACCCCAAGCTTCAAGAGAGTGACCACCATCTCTAATGGGATTGTATAACTGAGATTCAATTAATGTGTCACGCACTTGATCTAATTTTATATTAGAACCAGTTAAACGGTTTAGGACAGGAGCATCAAAGCTAATACCATTGTGCATAATAAAGGTATCAATTTGATTAGACCATACCCCAAAGTCTTTACACTCCTGCCCTACCCACGACTCAACTTTATTTGTTTTATAACACCTCGCTACAATACAATATATCTTTGTTGCATTAAGACCATCTGTTTCAATATCAATTACTGCTTCCACCATTGGATTTTTCCCAACTTAAATTAGGATAAGTAAAATAATTTTGTTTAATCGCATCATCTAATTTAATTCTACTGATAACATCTTTTCTGTCAAGCCTCTGGTATTTTTTATAAATAGCTTTAGATGCGTGTCTAACGTGTTCATCTTCTCT